GCGCCCAAGCGCGGCAAGGCATCGAAGCGCAGCCGGGTGTTCCTGAACATCACGAAGCCCAAGACCGACACCGCCGTGGCGCGCGTGCAGGAAATGCTCCTGCCGCACGATGACAAGCCCTGGGACGTCGGCCCGACACCGATGCCGGAGTTGGACGAGGCAGAGAATATGCCCGAGACCAAGCAGGTGCAGCTTGGCGATGGGTCGATGGCTCCTGCGTGCCACGTGGCCGCGCTGCTGAAGGAAAAGGCCGGCCTCAAGTCCGAGAAGATGGCCCTGTGGATCGAGGACAAGTTCGTTGAGGGCTCGGTCTACGCCGAGATGCGCAAGATACTGCGCGATGCCGGCCGGCTCGGGTCTGGCGTGCTCAAGGGCCCCATCTGCATCCCGAAGACCTCGAAGAAGTGGAATGTGCAGGGCGACGTGGCCACCTTGATGGTGAAGGAAGGCATGACCTATACCTCGCGCCGCATCCGTGTGCAAGACTTCTTCCCAGCCCCAGACTGCGGGGACAGCATCCACGATGGCAGTTACGTGGTCGAGCGTGAGTACATGACCGCGCGCAAGTTGCACGAGCTGGCCGAGGTGCCCGACTACGACGTCAAGGCGATCAAGTTGGCACTGGAAGAAGGGCCGCGGCGCACCGGGCAGAACCGGAACCGCTTGCGCCAGGACACGCCAGGCGACACCTTCATGGACGCCGAGCTCTACGAGGTGTACTACTACTACGGGGACATGACCCCGACCGATCTGATCCTGCTGGGCCTGGACTCCGGGAAAGAAGACGGCACGACCACGCTGGACGAAGACGAGATGCTGATGCCGGTGCTGCCGGCGATCGTCACGATGCTCAACGGCCGGGCGATCAAGACCATCGTCAACCCCAACGAGTGCGGCGGCTTCCCCTACGACGTGTTCCCGTGGGAGCCGATCGACGGCCAGCCGTGGGGGCGTGGTGTGCCGCGCAAGATGGCGGTATCTCAGCGCGGGCTGAACGCCGGCGTGCGGTCCCTGCTGGAAAACGCTGGTTTGTCCGCAGGTTCGCAGGTGGCCTACACCGTCGGCGCGGTTGTGCCTGTGGACGGCCAGTACGAGATCACGGGCCGCAAGCTGTGGGCCTTCACGCCCAATGACGTGATCGACGACATCACCAAGGCCTTCGCGGTGTTCAACATCCCGTCGATGCAGAAGGAGTTGAGCGCGATCATCCAGTTCTGGCTGGAGATGGCTGACACCCTGACGAACCTTCCCATGTTGATGCAGGGCCAGCAGGCCGCGGGCACGTCACCAGACACCCTGGGCGGGATGAAGATGCTGCTGAACAACAGCACGTCGCCTCTGAGGGTCATCGCAAAGCAGTTCGACGACTACATGGTCATCCCACACCTGCGGCGGTACAACGAGGTGGGCATGCAGTCTGAGGACTGCCCCGCCGATGCCAAGGGCGATCATCAGATTTCCGCCAAGGGTGCATCCGTGCTGGCGCAGCGCGAAGAGGGCGTCGAGTTTCTGGCGATGCTCTTCCCGGTCAAGGACGACCCGGCACTGCGCATCGACCCGCAGAAGCTGGTGCGCGAGATGGCCAGGGCCCGCGGCTACAGCATGGCCAGTATCCAGTACACCGATGACGAGTGGAAAGCCAAGCAAAAGCAGATGGAGGGACAGCCACCACCGAAGGCGCCCGCCGTCGAGGCAGCGCAGATCCGCATGGATGGCGCGCGCGCGGCGGAGCAGGCCCGGGCCCAGGACAACGAGGCGGAACGCGCCTTCAAGGCGGATCAGGCAGCCAAGGACCGCGCCACCGCCGAGATGGTGGCCGGAGTGGAGCGCCAGATCGAAGAAATGCGCCTGGCTGGGCAGCAGAACATCTCCCTGACATCGGTCAAGGCGATGCTGGCCGGCAAAGCCATGGACGGGCGCCTCAAGACGGACGAGATGGCCCTGAAGCTCAGCGCCGCCAACCCGACGCACCAGGGGATCTGACGTGGCCACCCTGCAGCGCAAAGATTTCAAGTCCGACACGTGGGGCCGGCTGGTGGAGGTGCTCCTGGCCCGTGAGGCGGAGCTACTGGCCCAGCTGCGTGGCTTGAATCTCGACGACGCAACCAGCAAGATCGTTCGCGGCCGACTGGCCGAGATCGCAAGAACCCTGGCGCTGGACACAGCCCCTGGGAAACCGTCCGCAGCCTCCGACAACGACGCTGAAGACCCATTCGCCCGCACCATGACCGTTGCGGACCAAAGTTGAAAGACAGACCATCGTGAGCGACACAAAAGGACCAGACGCCACCCCTCAGCCTGCCGACGAGGCCGCCCAGCAACGGGCCGCCGACTTGGTAGCGTTTGAATCGGGATTCAACGACGAGCCAGAATTCCGCCAGCCGCGACCAGCCGCTGCCCGGGACGACGAAGGCACGGGCCATGCTTCGGCATCGCCTGCACCGCTGCAAGTCGCTGCAGACCCCTACGCCGATCTCCCGCAGACAGTGCGCGAGCAGTTGGCCAGGATCCCGATGCTGGAACACGAAAGCGCCTCAGCCAATGGCCGAGTCCGCGCGCTCAATCAGAAACTGGAACAGGCCCGTGGCGCCAACCCGCCGCCGACCGAACAGCCAGCCAAGATTGAGTCGCTGGAATCCCTGCGGCAAGAATTGCCAGAGGTGGCCGCGGCCATCGAAGACGTGGTACGGGCGCGGCTTACGCCCCCGGCGCCAGCGGCTTCGATCGACGACGTAGCTGCACCTGGCAATGGCGAATCGGAATCCGAGGAAGCGAAGGCATTGCGAAAACTGGAGCCGAACTGGGAGGCCAAACTCCTGGGCACGGACTTCCAGCTGTGGCTGGGGACACAACTCCCCGACTACCGCCAAAACGTCATGAGCACCGGCTCGGCCGGCGTGCTGACGGCAGCGTTCGCAGACTTCGACAAGGCCAGGCCAACGCCCGCTGGCGATGTTCAACACAAGCGCGCGGCGCGCGCAGCAGCCTCAATCACCCCGCGAGGGAGTGCCAGGCCGGCGGGCGCCACGAATCAGATGTCCGATCTCGAGGTCGCGGAAGCCGAGTTCAATTCTCGGGACTGACGTGACCCGCAAGGAGTAGTTTTATGTCCGGTTTCAACTATGGCGCTGGCACAAGCCAGCGTATCGCCAAGTGGAAGGCGCAGATCCTGAAGCATGCCGTCCCCCAGGAAGTTCTGGGCCGAATGGGCAAGAGCATCAAGAAGCTGGCCATCCCTGGCAACAGCAGCGACACGGCAGTCTTCCGCCGTTGGTTGCCAAAGGGTGCCACGACCTCCACGCCAAACACGTGGATCGTGAACGCCAACGAACATCTGCTGACCGAAGGGGAAACCCCCAACGCCGAGCAGATCACGTCCCAGGACATCACGGTCAACCTGCTCGAGTACGGTGTTCTTTACCGCTTCTCGAACCGCACGGCCGATATGTACGAGGACGAGGTTCCGAACGAGATGAAGCGCATCGCCGGCGAGCGCCTGGGCCTGTTGCTGGAGAAGATTCGTTGGGGTGTCCTGAAGGCGGGCACCAACGTCTACCGCTCCGGCAGCGTGGCCAGCCGATCGCTGATAACTGCGCTGCTGACCGCGAACAACTTCCGCAACATCGCGCGCGGCCTGTCGAACAACCTCGCCATGAAGATCACCGACGTTCTGTCGGCGTCCTTCGGCATCGGCTCCCAGCCGATCGAGGCGGCATTCATCGCGGTGTGCCACTCGGATTTGGAGGCCGACTTGCGGTCGCAGCTGTCCACGTTCGTGCACGTGAGCGAGTACAGCACCCGCAAGCCGATCCACGAGAACGAACTTGGATCGTGGGAGCAGTTCCGATTCGTGACCTCGCCGCACCTGGAGCCTTACCTCCTAGCCGGCACCACGGCAACCGCGAACACGCGCCTGGCGAACGGGGTTGCCAACTCAGCGGGCTCGGAACTGGTCGACGTTTACCCCATCGTCTGCTTGTCCGAAGAGTGCTTCGGCGACGTGATGCTGCGGGGGCTCGACAGCTTGTCCAAGGTGGCCATGATCCCGGCGAACACGCAGACCAAGGATGACCCGCTGGGTCAACGCGGCTATGTGGGTGCTGCCGGGTACTTCGCGGCCGTGCGTCTCAACGATCAGCAGATGGCGGTGTTTGAAACCGCGGCGTCTTCGCTGTAAGCCTGATGGGCGGGTAACTCCGCCCGATGGCCAACCAAGAAAGTGAGTTTGAAATGAGCAAGAGCACCCGCGACAACTTCGCAACCACCACGGCCGGCGTCGCAGAGGCCACCACAACCGCTGGTCAGTTCAAGAACACCAACGCCTACAACTACAGCGTGGCGGGCCGCGCCAAGTTGAAGGCGGCCACGACCGACGTGGCAATGGTGGCCTTCACCGGAACCACGTTCACCAACCTCGTATCAGGCCAGCAGACGGCCTTGTTCGTGATGGTGGACGCGGCCGGCGTGCAGACGATCCTGCAGGGCAAGGTGGTCCCGACCTCGAGCGCAGCCGGGTACGTTGCCGGCGCCTGGGAATGGCCTACCGATCAACCGCTGCATGCGTGCGTCGGTGCGATCGTGGTCAAGGCCGCGGCCACGTTCACCGTGGGCACGACCGACCTGAGCGCCGCCAACATCACGCCGACATACTTCGACGTGTGTGGTGATTACGGCGTTCCGATCACCTACTGATCCCCGGCAATCCGCCGTCGGACATGGCGGAGCCCACCAGGGCTCCGCCTTTCACCGGAGAAAGAGACATGCCAGAAGCACAAGCAGGCTCGGCAGCCCCCAAGGGCAAGCTGACGCCACGCACCTACAGCGACGATTTCGTCGACACTCAGGAAGAGAATGATCACGTCCTGGACCTGACCTCATCCAATGTTGCGGCGCTCATGCAGGGCAGCGGCATCGAGATCATCAGCGAGCGCGAGTTCAACGACAAGGCCGCCTACATCCTGTTCATGGAAGACGTGCTCACCATCGAGATCAACGAGACGACCGACAAGAACGCGGCGCCGGTGGTCTTCTGTGGCGACAACGGCGACCAACGCTGGCTGCCGCGCGGAATCAAGTTCAAGATCCAGCGCAAGTTCATCGAGCGCCTGGCGCAGTCGCATGAGCGCCACTACACCACGGTCAACAACCCGGACCGTGATGCCGACAATGGCATGCTCACCAGGACCAAGGGCGTGCAGGCGATTGGATTCCAGGTGTGGCACGACCCAAGCCCGCGCGGCCGGCAGTGGTTGCAGCGCGTGACCCGTTCGGGCAACTGATGAACTTCCTCGCCCTCTGTCAGCGGCTCGCCTTCGAGGCGGGCGTGGAAGGCGAAAGCCAGCCCACGTCGGTGGTTTCGCAGACGGGCGAGCTCGGGCGCGTGGTACGCTGGGTGAATTCGGCGTGGCTGGACATCCAGCAGATGCACAACTGGTCCTGGATGTGGGAGCACCCGACCTTGGTGCTCACCACCGCCGCGTCGACCATCGCTGGTACGGTCGGCGCGGACCGCTACGACCGGGAATCCGCCTATTTCGACGACGGCTCGCCGGCAAAGCGCCTACTCACCTACCAGCCGTGGCAGGAGTTCCGAGAGTCTTGGCGGGTGCTCGCGCAGAACGATGGCGTGACGGTGTGGTCGGTACGCCCAGACTTCACGCTGGTGTTCAATGCCGCCGCATCTGCGAACAAGAACATCGACCTCGAGCGCTGGATGGTGCCGACAGAACTTGCGGCGGATGCCGACACTCCAGGCATGCCTTCGGACCTCCACGAGGTCATCGTATGGCGCGCACTGGTGAAGTACGCCAACTTCGACGAGGCGCGCGTGCAACGCGACACTGCGATCGACGAATACAAGTCCAAAATGGGCGCGCTGATGCGGCGCTGCCTTCCCGTGATGTCGCTTGGCGGTCCGCTGGGCGAAGATTGAACAACAGGAGCCACACATGATCGGCCTCAGACTGCAGAATTCTCCAAACGGAGACCTCAACGAGTTCGGCGGCATCCGCGCGCTGGCTGTCTACAGCGCTTTGGAGTGCGGCGGTGCGCTACAGGCCAATCCGAGTTCCGGCAACGTAGCCAACGCTTCGGCCGTGGCTACGCTCGCTGCCGCGGCAGGCCGCATGAACTACGCGACTGGCCTTGAGATCACGTTCTCAGGCGCCACGGCGGCCTCAGTGGTCATTGCGACGCTGACCGGTGCGCTGGGGGGCACGATGAGCTTCATCATTGCCGTGCCA